GGTGATAGCATCTTTCGTAATCCGGATTTTTCCACCATCCGCAGGTATGGGCTCCTTCATCACGTGTAAATATGATTATACAATCGTATCGTTCCAAAAACCATCGGCACTTATCAAGGTAATCCATTGTGGCCGAAGTGCCTCCAAAAATTCCATTCTTAGCCGTTTTTACAATACGCTGGAATGTTTCTGTATCGCTTGCGTTATAAAGTATTCGTCTCATGGTTTTGTTCTTTTGGTATTTTCATAAAACACATCCAGATAGTCGTACCGTTATTCTTTGTAGTATGCCCAAACAAAGGTTTGTAATCCGTAATAGCATTGATTACTTCCTTTACTTTTATCTGGTCCTGATTCCACTTGAAGATAAGTACACCGTAATCATCCAGCACTCGCATACATTCATGTATGGAGTCATTAATAAAGCTTTTCCAGTCTTTTGGAAGTTTACCATACTTTTTGGCCAACCAACTGTTTTCACCGGCTCTTACCAAATGTGGCGGGTCAAACACGACCAACTTAAACGTATTATCAGCAAATGAAAGGTTTGTGCAATCCTCAATTTTATCAGGTTTCACAGAAATTTTCCGCCCATCACAAAGTGTGTCTTCAAAATCGCGTATGTCAGTAAATAAAGCAAGCGGATTCTCTTTGTCGAACCAGAACATTTTGCTTCCACAACATACATCAAGTATTGGTTTATTTTGCTTTTCCATCCTTCTTCAATTTCTTCACTTCCTTAACCATCAGCAATGATTCTTCCATGATTATAGGAACTTCCATTATTGCCACTCCTCCTTTCCTAACCTCTTACTCTCCTCTTTCAAAGCCTGAAGCTTCGCAAAAAGTCCGTTTGTTTTAGTTTTCTTTTCTTTGGATGTAATTTTCTTGTACGCCATACCGATGGCAATCATTGAAATACCCGTTTTTATCTGCTGGATGTCGCCATCCATGGTTTCTAAATCTTGAAGCGTATCTTCATTGATAACCACATTGTCGAGCTCATTCATAGCTTCTTCAGCGTCCTTCATACTGATTCCTGAAACAAGCATCACAGCTTTGATAAAATCCTTTTCTACTTCAAAAGTGATACTCACTTTTTCATTCTGATTGTTTCCCATATCTCCCACTATTTTAAATTCCTTCATAAATCGGCATCGGAACAGAAGTGTCCACAAACAAATGCCCTACAAACGAACCGTTGAAAAGTATAAAAGTCCCTATATACATCATGTAAGGCTCAAGGTTTATCTCTTCACCGGTCATTACCATACGGAACTTTACTCCCCGCTTTGGCTTTGATTCATCTTCCAATGCCCAGATATATACTTTCTCATTTACTACATCGAGTTTCAGCAGATTGCTTCCCTCGTGAAGCGGAAGCTTGAACTCTGACGCTGCCGGGATTTCATGTTTTAAGATTCTTGCCATATTCTTTTCTTTTTAAGGTTATTAATCATCCATTTCCAAACGTTTTTTCTCCTGCCATTCTTCGTCGGACTCCGGACAGGAAAGTATCTCCTTGGAATCTTTGGGTTCCTCACCCAGCTTGTAGAAAAAGCACACACGGGTAAATTTTCGGGTGCGTTCCTCACGGCGGATCGTGTCGTTCATAAACTCCTGCTCCCATGCGTAGTGACGGGGGTATTTTGAGCCTTTGTCCGAGCGGTAGACGATGGAAGGGTTCATGGTGTACTGCATATTGAAGCAGTAAGCCTGCATCTTCTCTATCATTTCGTTCTTCACGGATTTCACGCTCTGCATCGTCACCGCGTCGCCCCGGTGTTCCAGGTAGCTGATGGCCATTTCACTGATAGATACCGGACGGCACCAGTGCCACTGGTTCGCAAAGAAATGATTGGCCCAGTCAATGAATACCTGGTCCTTGATGGCGGAGTAAAGGATTCGCATCTGTCCGTCCTGCGACATGGGCGGTATCAGGCTTTCCTGCAGGCCGAGGTAAAACTGACAGCTTTGCAGCATCATGTACACCGCTTCGTCACGTTCTTCTTCGGTGGCTTCCAGGAATATGTCTTTCCCGAACTTAGTCTGCGGCGTGCGTTTCTTGAACTGGCCGGCGTAGTCCTCGTCGTGGTAGTAATCGCTCTGCATGGCCAGGAAGATACGGCGCGAGGTGCTTCCTTCGGTCATGTCGAACGGCATCTTGTTCATGGTAATGAATATCTTCGGGGTTGCCTCGCGCGGCAGTGTCATTTCATCGTGATACAGGGTCTTTACCGTAATGTTGTCCGTAATGTTGTAGAACTCGCTTCCCATCATGTCGGGGCGAAGGTCGTCTATCAGACACATGCTGTCTACGGTATAATGGAACTTGTCGAAGTTCTTGGCCATATTCTCTTTCTTCTTCAAGGTCTGACCGGGGATGTAGCACACCTTCCGCACCAGTTCGAAGAAAGAACGGAAGAAACTTTTTCCGGTACCTCCGCTGTTCTTTCCTTCGTCGGCCACGGTGTAATCCGTCACGACTCCCATCTTCTGCATGGTGCCTGTACGATAGCGCGAAAGCATGTAGCCCATGAGCGCTACCTTGCAAATGAAGTGCATGTCCTGTCGCTGCTTTTCCAGCTCGGTAAGCGGATAGCCTTCGGCTTCCTTTCGCCAGTGTATGCGGCTGGTGTCATACAGCCACTGCACGCAGACAGGCATCTGGTCAATGTCTTTCGGCATTCTCAGCAGGAAACGGTACAGACGCTGGTAGGCGATGAACTCTGCATCCTCACGGCGGCGCTCGTTCTCGTTCATCCATTTGTCGGCCATGCGCTGCCTGTTCAGCTCCTTACGTGCGGCATATTCCGGATTCTCCTCGATGGTAAACAGCGGGGACTTGAGCGGATGGTAATCGGCGTCAATAATCGCCTTCCGGTTGACATGGAAAGGAAGGTCCACGTAGTCTACCGGCTCGATGCTGTCGGCCGTCACCTTCACGGCGCAGTTGCGGAAGAAGAAATAATCGAAATCCTTCCCCCACGACATGAAGTTCAGGTCTACTTTCTTGATGCCGGACATGGTGTCGCGTCCGATTTTCTTCTGGGTACTGATGGCGTTGCTCAGTTCCTCGGAGTAATACTGTGAGTTGTATATCAGGAAGTCTTTCATGATTTCCTTGGCTTCGCTCAGTGCCTGGCTCTCTTCCACCACATCGACAATGTTGTTGCTGATATGCACAAACTTGGTCGTGTCCGCTTCGTCGGTGTATTTGTAGAATCCGTTGGCCGAAAGGAACTGGGCCATATTGTCGAAGTTCAGGGTGTATTTCCGGACCACTACCTTACTTTCGTCTTCCTGCTTTTTGGTCTGGTACTGAACGTCCCAAAACCGCATCCGGCGGGCGGTCTTTAGCAGATCGTCGAAGTAGCGGTTTACGTTGGTGTGCATGAGTTTTTCATTGCGGCGCATCACTGCCGGGTAGAAGTTGAAGAACTCTTCGGCATCCTTGCACGTTTTCCCGCTGCGGGGATTGTACTGGGTGGAGAGGTCTTCGGGCAGATAGAGCACTTTCAGTTCCACGTGTTTCAGGGCCAGCCGGTTCATGGCGCGTATGCCGGTGCGGTCGATATCATACAGCACAAACACTTCCATGGAGTTGTCCAGCAGGCGACGGATCGTTTCCGACGAAATCTCCACACTCTCGGAGTGGGGAAACACCACATGAGCGTCGCTATGAAAGTACACATTGATGGCATCGCGCGGGCCGGAACAGATCACAATCCGGCGGAACACGTCGGTAAAAGCACGGGTACGCCGCCCCTGCTCGTCCACCCGGGTTTTCTCTATATTGATAATGGGATGTCCTTCCTTGTCGGAGGTTTCCACACGTCCGGTCTGCAGGGCACGCATCACGTCAGCGTCGCCGTAGATTTCCTTGTGGAATCCTTCCGGACGGCTTCCTCCCTGGTACCACCAGGTAAACTTGTAGTTGGGCTGGCGGCGACCGTCCGAATCGGTCGTCTCGCGGAAATAGGGCTCATATTTCCGTGCCCACCAGCCGTTCTCGTCTTCGTAGCGGAAAAGGAATACCGGGTAAGAAGGTGTGGACTTCACTTCGTAGCTGGTCAGAACGCCGTCGGCATCGGCCTTCTCGGGTGTGACATAGCTTTCCAGCGGATAGAGGTTGAACATGGTGCGGAGCTGGGTGCTGTCGAAGGGAGCGGGTGTGTTTCCCCGGTAGAAATCGGGATTGAACGAACAGCGCAACAGGTTGTTTCCGTCGGCATCGGTCACGGCTGTCTGCTCGGGGCCTTCGCTTGTGTTTTTCCCGGCGCGGAACACGGGGAGCACCTGGCAGCCCAGCGCACGGAGCTCGGCGGGTGTAAACTCGCCCTTACGGATGCGGAAATCCACTTCCGGCTGCGGGGCGGTCTTGCGTGCCCGGTGGAGGAATCCGTTCTTGTAATCTCCTTCAATAATCAGGTTGAAGTCTTTGGCCAGCCGGTTCACCGCATTCGGAAAGTCGTGTTTCTCTCCTGCGCGTTCCAGAAGACGCTGCTGCAGCATGATGGCTCCTACCCCTTTGCTACGGTTCTGCTCGCCGCATACGAAGCAATTGAAGGCGGCATAGCGTTCTCCCTTTGGCGGGAACTTGCTCACACAGAAACTTCCGTTCTTCTCGTCGTGAAACGGGCAGCGGTAGAATACGCTGCGTGCAGTCTGCGATGCGGGAAGGTATCCGTTGTTGCGCATCACGTCGGGAAGCGGGAGCGCATTGAGTTTATCAACTGTCTTGTCAGAAATCATTTCAGGGAATTTTAAAAGAGGAATGTCACCTCGTAGTTCATGCTTTCCATTTTTGCTTGTATCATTTCTTTCAGGCTATCTGGCAGGCACATCATAGGGTCTGGCTCATGCAGGTAAATCGTATTTTCCTGCACGCTTCCTGTGGAAGAATATCCGTCGTACACCAGCTCGTTCATAAGCTTCTGCATGCACGACTTCGACAGGTTGCTGCAAGCTATGCTCACGCTACCTTCGGGATAGCCTATCGCTATTTCCGTGTAACGCACATGGAAACGCTGTTCATATACCGCTCTGCTTCGTTTCATACCAGCCGCTTTCCTTTTAGCGTTAACATAAGCTCAGGACGTGTAGCCACACCCAACTTCGCAAAAATACGTTTCCGCATGTTGTCTATATTGGAATAGCTGCATCCCATTTCGTCGGCAATCTCTTCGTAGGTGAGCGAAGTATTTACCAGCATGTTCGCCACAGCAGCCTGAGTGGGAGTCAGTCCGCACTCGTACACCGGATTGCAGCACACCTCCTTTTTATCCTTGAAGGCGGGATTGAATCCGTTGAACGGACAGTTATATCGCATAGGGCAGTGCGTGTTCTCGGTATTGAAGTCTTCCGGACCTTCATGGTCGGGAATATCGTCCTCGCGTCCGAAACAACAGTTCAGGCTTACCAGCGCAAGCTCTGACAGATAGCGGCTGCGAAGGTTCCGTATGGTCTTATAAGAACGTCCAAGTCGCATCTGCAGAAGCTGGTCGGCTGCCACCAGGTGTGAGGGATAGTTTTTCTTCATCTCGTCGAGGTATTCCTCTACGAAGTCAATTCCCGTCTTTCCGTCGTTCTTTACCGTGATTTCCTCTCCGTCTTCAAAAACAATTCTTGAGAATCCGTCCTGAATGCGTGTGTGCGCTTCCCATTGTCTTTCCAGCATGTATCCCATCACATTTCCTCCATTTGTTTCTTGTACTCCTTATAAATAGATTCCAGCCCGCGAAGCTCTACTTCCGTGAAATCGAAGTTACGGAAATGCGCACGCAGCGCATGTTCGCCCATACCTCGTTCTTTCATGAACTCGATAAATTCTCCCTTCTTTCTCACACCGGAAAAGAAGTCTTTCAGTTCCCCTTCGTAGTCAGGATCAAAATCTCTCAGGCATTTTTCCACGCCTTCCGCCTCCCACCGGCGCACGCGGTTCAACCTGATCTTCTGGTACGCCGTGCTCATGCTCATTCCGTAATGTTCCACCAGGTAGCGGCTAAATCCCAGCCGCATGGGGCTCAACTTTTTTTCGGATAATGCTTCAATGATGCTCATTTTCATACTTCTGATATATATTGTCGTTTCTCGCTTTTGCGGTTTCGGTCGTTTTTTGTTATTTTTACCCTACAAAGTAACAATTTTAATTTGACAATCGCATTATAATTGTTACGGAAATAACAATTTTAAACTGATTTTTTATGTACTATTTCAATTCTTTCCTGTTCAATAATCTTCCCAAGCTCTTCGGTCTGAGCGAAAAAGGCGTGTCGGAGAAGGTGTACGGAAAATCATACATGTATAAAAGAAAGGTTGATAATCAAGACAATATACTCGTGCATGACATCGTAATGGTGTGCAACACATTCCACATAAGCCTGTCAAACTTCATTATGTCGGCTCCTCCTGAAAATTTACTCGGTAATCGCTTCAAATATGTCATACCGGATGAAGATTTTAAAGAGGTGAGATTCATACCCGAAAACTTGCGCTGGCTCTACGGTCCGCAGGGACTTACCAAAATTCCTTCGCTTGCTGAATTTTCGCGTCAGAGCGGAATATCAGTCACCAGTATCGTAAGGTGGCAGAATCCGAAGATAGGAGGGTGTACGGTTAACTGGCTTATCGGAATATGCAACCGTTTCGGAATCGACATAGACGTGTTCATGGAAGACGAGAATGAGAAGCTTGAAAAGTACGCGGCCACCGAGACGGAAATATCGCCGCGCGTGTGGCAGGAAATTTCGGAACTCAAAGAGGCTATAAGGCAATACCGGCAGGAACGAATATCACTTCTGGATGAAAACCGCAAGCTGAAAGCAAGAATCAAGGAAACGGAGCTTGTGGCAGAAGAAAGCACCGAATATACCTACGCAGACAGGAAAGTCAGGGAATGGAAGGCTAACTGGGGACTGCTGGAGAACTTTCATATCGTCGTGGGAGTGTCCAGACGAAAAGTGATTCAGGATGCCGGCATGCAGAATTTCAGCGAACTGTTCATCGAAGGAAACATGCTGATTACCTCGCTGGTGAAACTTTGCAACAAATACCATATCAGCACAAGACACATATTCTATCGGGATAACGGCATTGTTCCGGAAGTAAATGTGTACGACTATTACCGGTCGGACAACTGGAAGACGGTAGTTTTCCATCCGGAATATGTGAATGATTTTTTCGGGAAGGAGAGCGTGACGGGTATAAACCGCTCGGAACTGCTTGAACGTATGAATATTAGCGAATGGAAACTTCGTGCATGGCGAAAAGAAAACAGCACCATGCGAATAAAAGACATGCTGGAGATATGCAACCGGTTGGAAGTAACACCTTACTATCTTATTTCGGATCAGAATCGCATGGATATTTCATTTGGTGTAACCAGTGCGGAAATCCTGCTGGAAGAGAACCGTATGCTCCGCCAGCAGGTTATCCGGTTGAAAGAAAAACTACAGAAGAAAAACGGAGAAGGATTCCTTCCGTTAGACGAATGAGTTCATAGTACTTCCTGAGAATCCATACCGCACACTGAAATTCACGGAAATAAGACCTGGTTTAGCGCGGTCATAAAGTTTGTTCGTCTCTTCTGGTATGATGGCGACGGGTATGTATGTGCCGTTATCGTACATCCATGCCTTTCGCGTCACCACAAATTCCGTGAGCCACCATTCGGCCCACTCTCTGTTTACAAATCCGCTGCTCATGGAAAAAGTTCCTGAAGGCGTCTGTGCATAGCTGGCAGTGCGCGTGGTAGCACGGTAGGAAATGTCAGCAGGAAGCGTGTAAAGCTCACTCTGTATGTCATACTCCAGCGAATCGCGCGTAAAAGCGACTACACTTTCCATCAAACCGAACCCGTTCAGGAATATGAAGTGGCGCATGAGCGGGTTTGTCTTTACCGCATAGCGCTTCTTCCCGGTTTCAAATCCGGTGTTCACTGTAAGCTCACCTTCCTTCAACGATGATGTGATTATTTGCAATGAATCCGGGACCAGCGCACCACGTGTGTATTCGGAATATTCTTTCGATTCTTCTCCCTGCACCACGCTGTAGGTAATGGTGTCCGATCGGGTACTTACTGCAGGAATACACAGTATCCATCCCAATGGGACAATATCTCCCTCCGGTTTACGGCTCAAGATGCGTCCCTCACCTAAAATCTCTGTGGTATCTACATTGGATGTGGTAAGGCGTTCAAACTCCGTGAGCCTTCCGGGTATGGCATTGTACTGCTCGGAAGTGGTTTCACCTTCTTCTATCTCTACCATACCGTCAATATATGACTCCTTGTAGGTAATGGTGTATCGTGCAGCGTATATCATCTGTGAAAGGGTCTGCGTGCCGTTCACATCAAACGTCATCTTTCGTGACAGCGTAGTTTTTATGGTTTCTCCAATATTGAAAACGGCTATCCCGTCAGATCCTACCTCGAATGAGTAACTTTCTGAATAAGGAAACTCTTCAGATCCGGCAAATGCGGTGGCATTGACCGTAATCTTTATGCGGAGAAACGTTTTTCCGCTCAGCGTGGTTTTTGCCTTAACCACTATGGGGTCGCCTGCAAATGCTATCTGTGGCGGCTGCTGTAATACCTGTATTGCCATGTTTTATTTTTTCCTTAAATGGTATATAGTTCGATTGTCACCTCCGTAATCCCGCTACGGTCAATGCTGTAGGATAACTTGTTAATGAATCCCACATAGTTACCTATCTGGTAGCGCTTGAGCATATCCAGTCCTGCAATCTGCGATATGGTCATTCTTACTGTCAGTATCACGGTCTTCCGGTTGTAAAGGAAGTAAAGATATTCCGAAAGGAATTTTGACACCAGCCCACGGTCCTGGTATGCCTGAGAAGCGGGATACTTGTCTTTCCCGGCCACCAGCTTGAGCGAGAATCGTCCGGACTGGTCTACTCCACCCTGCTCCGTGCCGTTGTAATCAAAGAACCGTCCAAAGTTATCGCAGCTGTCGGCTGTAAAAGCACTGTTGGCTACCGTATGTACCCACGAGTCGTTTCCTTCACCGTCGTAATTAGGACTATAGTCTATGCCAGATTTGCTACCAGGACCGCGCATGATTCCAAGACAAAATCCGGCATCGTAAGTACGCATGGGTGATTCTTCTGCTGATTCTTTGTCATAATTTTCATCGGAAAGATAGCTCAGCGTTATCTCATGCTTGTATCTCATCATGTGAGAAGGTGCTACGCCCAATATCCCGGGAATAAGACTGAAACTTGCATTCCTTTCCGACAGAAGTTCCTGATCGGCAAATACAGCCAGAATCTGCTGACCTTCTTTACCAGACATAGCCTCTGAAACTACTGTCTGACCGTTTACATCATTTATCATCACCGGAGCAAAGTTGATAGATATTTCATCTTCCTCTTCTTCCGTCGATGTGCCTCCGATTAAATAATCACGAAATCCGCCAACCTCAAACAAAGAAGGATTTCCTCCAGTATTCTCGTCCACTTTTATACGATAGGAGTTCCCTGTAAGTTTATCCTGATAGCATGTGGTGTCATTGGATGCTTGTCCCTGCTGAAGAATCTCCATGTAATTATTCTTCTCCTTCACATTGGAATAATCATCATAATTGAATGCAGTATCATCTTCCTGGCCGTATGTAAGGCGTATGGTCTTTTCTTTTGATTTTTTCAACTGCATCCCCACTATTTCCACATCAAGAATGGATGTTTCATCCGATTTCAGAATGTCTTTTATATATATGACATCCATCGTATTTTTTGCACTGTCGTACAAGAACCGAATACCAAAAGCATTTTGCAGGTCTTCAATCAAATCTTCCATTTCTACATCCGGGAAATTCTGATTGGTAGCAAAAACATTCACCGCGCTATAAGAAAAGTTCTGGGTAAGAAATGTCGCAATTGTTCTGTATGAATTAGCACTTGGAATTACATTATACTTTAAGTCATAATGAAGAGAAAATGATGAACCCATAAAATTATTCATCATAATATCTGTCCATGATACAGAAAATGAATCTCCCTTTTCTTCCGTATGACACTGCGTGCTGAAAAATGCCAGACGGCACATGTCTTCCATTGTGGACAAATCGTTCTTTTGTACGCCGATATTCAGATATTTGAAGAAACAATCAAGAAGATACATTACGTAGAAGCATACACCGCTGTACGGTCTTCTGGGTTCCAATATATTATAGCTTCCTGCATCGTTTGGTGTACATACCCTTACATTGCAATATGGCTTTATAGGATAAGGGTCCGATTCGTTGCTCTCGGTGTAATTCATCACTCCATCGTTAAGGTATATGGTTATAAATAAATTATCATCCGTATTGGAATATTGTGTGGAAGCTGATTTTACCCTATATCCAAGTTTTATCTCCCTGTCGAGCGGAATATCCCTTGCATTCATTCCTTCTATACGGTCCATGAAATCACTGTTACCGGAAATGAATGTGACCGGAAGTGTATCTTCAAACTCCACTTCATCGTCTGTTTCTATCACACCACGGTATATCATTATGCCGTCCACCCAAAGCTCTGCGGGCATACGGTCAATGTCCTTCAGGTTAATGTCTCCCCAAGGATCGGCAATGTTCTTGAAAATTTCGCGGTTGGGTTCCAGCGGAATTTCGAAAGGGAACGAGAATGTTCCCTGGTCATTGAAAAGTGGGTTCGACTGCTCCAGTGTAATGGAAAAATCTTCCGACAGCTTTACCCACTGGCTGTTAATCTTTATCTGTAGTCCTTTCATCGTGTCATTATTTTATCAGTCCGCGTTTGGTCATGAAATTGCTGGCTTTGTTCAACTGGTTTACCGCACCCTTGCTCCCGTATGGGTCTACGGCGGCGCGAATCGGCTTGCTCAGACGCTCGTTCAGTGTGGAAAGCGCTTCGGCCACACTCCCGAGCATTTGTGTCATCTGCTCGTTCTGAATATTCATATCCGTAGCTCCGGATGCTACCTGTGTAATCTGCGCCGGCATAGAAGGATAGTTCCCGCTGGCAAATGTCGGCATGGCGGCCGATTTAAGCTGCCCGTGCCGCGCAATGGTGAGAATGCTGTCGTAGATGTGCGGATAGTTCAGAATAAGCTTCTGTGTAGTATCGCCGTCCACAATCATTTCAGGCTTCTTTTCAGAGAAAATACCGAAATGCGCACCTCCGCTGTACACTCCCGTTTTAAGTTCCTTCTGGTAGCGTGCGTTGTATATCTGTCCGTCGTTTCCCAGTACCGGATAGTCACCCTCTGCGTAGGTAAGCATTCCGGCTGCTACACGGCCCTTGCTGCTTGATGATGCTCCAGTTACTGCCGCAACTTCCTGTTTTGACTTTGTAAATGCGCCCATAGCAAGTCCCATAAGTCCATTTAACGCAGCAGAAATTACGGCTATCAGAGGAATACCCCACCAGCCCAACTCTTCTATAATTTTAGCAGAACCGCCGGCAATAGCGCCCGTTATTTTACCGCCCATTCCTTTTTCGCTCGCTGCAAGCCCGGAAATGATCGTACTTCCGGCGCTTTGCACAATTGACTGGTTTCCCGACTGCTCAATAGCCACTTCCTGTTTTTTAAGCGCCTTCTTGGTTAGAAGTTCCTGAATCTTCTGCATAATAAGTTGCTTTGTAAGATTCATGGTTGTCTGAATAAGCTGTTGGGCAGCCTGTTTTCTGTCTTCCACTTCTCCAAAAGCCGCTTCACCCATTTGCCCGCTGAAATCTACAATGGCATCGGTATATTCCTTCAATGTATTCAGTTTACGTTCCTGAATTTCCATCTCCTGATTATCTAGGTCATTCATGGCTTCATTCAATTTTTGCCGGGCATCGAGCGTCATTTGCATCTGTGCGCGCTTTGCTGCTTCGTATGCCGCATTTGCTTCAAGCGATCTGTCCCTGTAATCCGCTTCAAGGTCTGTGCCCTCAACTTCCTCCAGTTTTGCGTCTGCCAGCAGCTTTTCCTGATAAGCTTTGTCAACTTCCATCTGCATTTCCTGCTCCATCTGTTCAAGATAAGCCTTCGATGCTTCTATCCGCAGCTTGTAGTATTCCAGTTTCGCATCCTCCACCATGCTGTCTGAAGCAAGACCAAGTCCGCTTGCGGTTTGCATCAAGTCAACGTTTGCCTGAGATTCATCGGTCCTTGTCTGCCAGTCTTCCTTCTGTCCGCTCTTTTCCCATTTCTTTTCGGCAATCTTTTTCCTGCGCTCGATGGCACGGTTTTCTGCTGCTTCGTAATCATCATTATACTTCTGAAGCATGTAAAGAAGCGCCTGATAGTCTTCCGTAGTCTTGTCTTTTCTCCATTCGGAAAATTCAGTCTGCGCTTCAATTCTTTTCCTGAACTCCTCCACATCAATAAGATATGCTTCCTGAGACATGGAACGGAGAATGTTCATACGCCGAATACCGGATTCCTCTGTCATTTCTTCCTGCTTCCCGAAAAGGAGTTCAAGTTTGTCTATTGCAGACATAAATTCCTTGTCTACTTGTCCGGTATAGTCATTGTCAAGAAGAATTTTCCGTATGGCTTCCTGGTGCTTCAGCAGGTCTTCACGCATCTTCAGTTCGTCTTCTACCAGTTTAAGCCTTATTCCGTCTTGCATGGCCTGACCTTTATCCAGAAGGTACTTTGACAGTTTTTCCAAGTCTTTACCATCAAGACCGTAAGTTTTCATCTCTTCCTTACTAAGCGATTCCATGTCACCAAGGAATGACCTGCGAAGTTTTATCCGTGCGTTAAGATGCTCAAATTCGTTAGCCTCGAGCTGACGGTTCATTTCCTGCTCGGTAATTTCCTCATTTGCACGCCGTTCCTTTATCAGCGTCTCACGGGATACGAAATATGCCTCAAGTGCAGAAAGCGCAGCGGTCATTTCATCATTCATTTCTCTTTTTTCGCCCCTGGAGCCGGACTTGTCGTTCAACAGCTCTCCACTGGTATTATACCCCATCTTGTTAAGCTGTGCTTCAATTTCTTTCAGTTTCTTCATGTACCAGTCCATAGCTTCTGCCCTATCCTTAAACTCTTTGGCGTATGCAGTAGAATAGTCGGCATCTTTTCGCATACTTGTTCTTTCAGCAAAAAATTGCTTGTATTTAGCTACAAGCTGGTCTACACTTGCATCGTCTATTGTGCGTCCATATCCCCATATATTCGGTTCTTTTTGCTTGGAAGTCTTTTCTACCTGCGAAATGGCTTTCTCATAGAAATCCACATAGCTTTGCAACTGCTGCTTCTCTTCGCCAGAAAGAAGAGAAATCTGCTGTTTGGCTATTTTGATATATTCATTGGCTGCCTTTTTCAGCTTCTCATTGTGTTCTAAAAGCTGGTTTTCATTCAATGAATCTGTTTTTACCTTCTGCAATTCGTTCCATTCGGATGTAATGGCATTCAGCATTTTAGTATTTGCCGCCTTTACATCCTGATTTGCTGCGTTTATTTTCTCTTCCGTTTCAGTTACAGCCGAATCAACTGCCTTGTCGTAATCTTTCAGCACATTGATATAATCGCGAACCCCTTCACTTACTTTGAAAAAATCCTGATAAGTGTAGGCATTCCCTTCCGTGGAGAACTTTTCACGCAAGGTAGCGTAAACCTGCTTTACAATTTCATCTACCGGCTTTTTAATATCACGGTTTACTATCTGCTGCACTACGCGCAACGCTTCATCTGACCGTACATCTGAAATACCCTGTGTTTCTTGAAGTCCTTGTTTTATATTACCAAGTGCTGTACTTACTCCTGATGCGGTCTTTTCAGCCGCTTGTTCCTGAAGTTTTTCCTTTAAAAGCAACGATAGCCTTTCACGTATTTTAGCGTTTACAAGTTCCTGTGCAGCAGAAAGTTTTTCGTTACTGTCAGCTTCCGTAAGGAGGAATCCTATATAATCTCCATATCGGTCATTTATCTGGTTGATAAGTTTCAGTTTTACATCCTTTTCCTGATTCTCTTTCTTTGCCCCTTCAAAAAGCGCATCTACACGAAGCCTTTCACGCTCAAGTTCCTTGTTGTAATCATTGGTGGCTTTTGTAATATCGCTAACTTTTGTCAACAAATCATATACAGCATAACCAAGCGTAGTTATTCCGGCAACCACAAGTCCAATTACATTTTTTTTCATGGCTGTATTCAATGCAGAAAATCCTTCCTTCCACAACGTTGTATATGTACTTGCTGTGAATATTGCCGCACCTGCCGCTTTTGCTGCAACCGTAAAAGATGCAAGCCCAAGAACAAGTGAAGTAACTGAAGTTTTAAATACTTCTGCTCCGTCAGATCCGCTTTTTAACCATTTTACAAAATCAAGTAGCGTGGATAGAAACTCTTTTAGTCTTTCTACGGCATTTGAATTAACGAATGTTTCCTTTATTTCGTTGCCAAGTCGGTTTACTATACCAATGGCACTTTCCTGTTTAATATTTGCTTCATTGGTCACACTAGTGGCTTCAGCGTACGCCTGGCGTGATAATTCTACACGAGAACGAAGTACATCAGTGTTCTGTGAAAGCGTAGTGATAACTCGGTTCATACGCTCTCCCTCGCTCCCAAATTCTTTCATTATAGGAGCTAATGCCTTCAATCCATCCTCTTCACTCATCCCCTTCAACTTACCCAGAACAACCAGCATAGCATCCATGGTTTTACCTGCGCTTATCATGTCTTCAAGGACTTTATCATCTATACCTACAGCCATAGCGATTGACCTTGTATTAGTCTGTAATGCAGATATAAATGAGGTAAGAGCCGTACCTGCCACTTCCGCGCTTTCAGCATTTTCATCCATAACCGCACCGAGAGCTGCCATTTCCGCCATAGTAATCTTGGATACGCTTGCCACAGAGCCAATACGGTTAATAATATCGGTAATAGGTCCGGCTGTGGCAGAACTTGCAGCAGACAATTCATTGATAGAACTACCAATAGCCAATAAAGCTTTTTCTGTTCCCAGAAGTTTACCTTCTCCTGTAAGATTGCTGATTTTTAGAAGGGTGTTTACACCTTCATTACCAAGTTCATTTAATGCAATAGTAAGCTGATCTGCCGCACGCACAAATCCAAGCACATCTTCCTCCGTTTTCAGACCTGCCTGTCCAGCCGAAGCCGCAAGACTATAAAGCTGTTCCTGCGCCGTTCGTGTGTCTATCTTATCTATGTTTTTTGTAAGATTCGCAATCTCTTCACTGGAAAGCCCGGTTGTTTTCTGGATGTCAGCCATGCTGTCGCTAAGTTCAAAATTCGCCTGAGCCATTTGCTTTATACGCCCGACGATTTCATTGAATCCGGCGTAAACCAGCACATACGATGTAAGTCTTTTCGCTGTAGCTACAATCTGGTTGTCGTGCTCCTGCCAGCTTTTTTTCACATCGTCTATCTGTGCACTTACCTGACGAAGCTTAGCTGATGTCTTTACATACTCCTCTGTACGTCTGGTTGACTCCGTTAGTTCTTTCTGCAATTGTGCGGCAGCCTGTTGCAATTCTTCAAGCGGAGCCGTACGCAAGCGTTTCATTACATCGTCTACATTTACAAGCTTATTGGAGACCGCCTGCTCTGCAGATTCAATATCCTTAAAAGCATTCCTTATTTTATCCAGTTGCTTCGTGTCGCCCACTTTTAACTGGCTTTGATAGTCCTGCAATGTTTTTTTCAACTGCTGAAGGTCTTCGTACGTCCCGTCAAAAGTACCCATTCCAACTTTACCGGCCTTGTCGAGAGCTTCATCCAGACTTATAACTTCATCAGAAGTAGTCTTTATTTTCCCATTAAGCGTGGCAATAGCATCTTCGACCTCCTTTATTCCCTTTGTGTCGCTGATTTTAAGCTTCTGCTTGTATTCTTCAAGCAATTTGATAGCCTCTTTCGTCTGCCCGATAGTCCCGTCAAACGTCCCAGTCTGAACTTGTCCCAAAGTGGTTTTTGCCTGCTGAGTCACCCTCCTCGATTGCTCCATTTCCACCGTGCGAAGCTGTTCTGAGAATCTGGCCATTTCCTCAGTTCCTTCCTTGGTAGTTCCCATCACTTCCTGTAAACGCTGGCGAAGCGTTGAAAGTGCCTTGTCGGATGCATCGCGTATATTCCCGAATATTGTAGCGAAACCTTCTATATTCTTCTTACGACGCTCAAGCTCTTCCATGATTTTGTTCAGCATGGAAGCGTTATATTGCATTTTTTCAAGGTCTTTAGGGTCTGTTCGTGCAAGCTGCTGCTGATAATAATTACGGCTTGACTTTAAGTTACGTTCCGTTTCACCTGAAAGGTCGCTTAACTCCTTTGATATGTTGTATATCTGTCTTTCAGTATCCCTTATGACCTTATTCATGGACTTGAAACGTTTCTCACTTTCCTGTATTTTTTTCCCAAGTTCATCATAAGCTTTCGGATCAAGTTCAAAAAGCTGCTGCTGCTTCATGGACTCTATCTCCTTCGACAGTTGAGCAGCTTCGTTCTTCATTTCCTGAAGCTGCTTTTTTGCCTGAGTAGTTCCGCCTATATATACGTCTATTCGTGCTTGTTGGTTCCTGTTGTATGCCATGCCTAGTTTGATTTTTACCCAAAGTTACCTATCGTAAAAAGCAAAATGAAGGACAAAAAAATATAGGCTCAACGCACTGGTTTTCAGAAAATCACTATATTTGCAAAAACAAAATACCATGCAGAAATCATTGGACGAAGCAAGGAAACAAAAATTCCTTGACTTGAAGAAATGGGCGCTGACCACAATACAGAGCATACACAGAAACTACGGAACACAGAAAGTATGGCCAAGAGGGTATCCCGGTCCCTACATCGGATACCGCAACACACCCGCAGCCAAGCGAAGCACTGGAGAATCTTTCAGCTACCGTAATTTCTATGCGAAGGTCTACAATATGGCAGAGGGCGATACGGAAAAAATTTCCTTCTTTTTCCGATATTATCTTTTCTTTGTGGACATGGGTGTGGGACGTGGAAGAAAATGGAGATTTGAAGGAGAGGATGCCAAATGGAACAAATTGTATGAGGAATGGAAGGGACAAGGTGACAGGCAGCAGCGTCCGTTCCTTACAATGGAAATCAGACACCAGATAACAAGACTTAGCGAAATGGTGCAGGCATACTACCATGACATCGTACAGATAGATGTGGTAGAAGCTCTTGAAGGGAAAAGCAAAAACTGAATATAAAAAACCATCCGGAAATATCATTAATTTCTTCCGGATGGTTTACCCTGTTCAACAAACGGGACTTTCAATTTTTATCACCGGCTTTGTCAGCAGGACTTTCCCTGACTAATATCTCACAACCAAGAGCCTGTGAAATCCTTATCAGTGCAAGAATGCTTTCATCCTTTCCGAGCATGATGCGGTGAAGCTCGTCGTAAGTCACAGCGGCCTGGCCTTCCATGTTGTGAATGTACATTCCGCACACTTTGGCTCTCTCTGCAAGAAAATTAGAAATATTTTTCGCACATTCCTCGGCTTCCTTTTCTCCGCAGTCGGCCTGCTTTGGAAGGTTCATCGCACGACGGACGCTGTACATTCTTGCTCTTTCCAAAATCACGCAGCAGGATACAATAAAAATTCCTGCCAGAACAATCGTCAGATTTGTCATTTCTTTCTTTTTTAAAGGTTAATTTTATCTGTCTTTTTACTGTTGAAACAAAGATTTAAAAACTATTCGCCAGCAACCTCTAAAGTGGTTTGCGGCAAACCTCTCGAGCGATATGCAGCAAACCACTTGAGAGGTTTGCTGCATTTGTTTTGACAGGCCCTACAGGCTATTGTGGAGGGGGTGCGCAGAAACGTAGTTTCCCATCATCATAAGAAGGGTTTTCTGGCCGCTCGTGTCGGACGAAAGAAAGTCCACAATCTCCTTGAAAAGTGAGCGCGAGCACTCGCGTTTCACACTGACCAGATAACCGCTGCCGAGCAGGCTTTCCAGCTCACGGCGCACGGTGTGTTCGGGCATGAAGTCCTCGTATTCCACATAGGCCAGCACGCCATGGCGTGTGACGGTAAACATAATGCTGTGTCTTATTTCCCCGAAATAGCCGTTTATGGCTTTTCTTGCTTCGCGCTTGTTCATAGGTAGCCTCCTTTCTGCATGATGATGCGTGAAAAGAACTCGTATCCCTCGCGTGTGATGTAAGGTGTGTAGTATTTCACTCCGGAACCGGTGGCGCTGGAGTGTGCGGCCAGTATCAGTCCGCGCTTTGTGCTTTCTTCGGAAGGAGCGTTGTAACATTCGGGTGTGGAAAGCAGCCATCCTTCACGGCGAAGGAAGTCGAAAAGGCGTGCCGTGCGTACCACTATCCCGTTTTCACGGCTCATGGTGCGGGCCATCTGACGCACAAGCATGGCATCGCGGAAGCGGGCGCGTATTTCACTGACGGTGTAGCATGGGATGTCTTTTTTTGCGTAGAACGGATGTGTGGTAGTTTCGGGATTCTTGTTTACAGGCGTGACGGAACCGTTGTCGCCTGAAAGATAATTCTGTATCATCTGTTCAAGCCTTGATATGCGCTGCTCAAACTGGCTTTGTGCAGTTCCTTCCGACAAGGTTTCTTCACGTTCAAGACGATATTTAAGGTAGGAAATACGGTCTTTCTTGTGCTGAAGCATGGAAATGGATTCGGAAAGCTCTTCTTCTATTTCAGTGAGGAGTCCGGAAAGATTTTCTACACTTCCATGAGTGTTTTCATTGCATGTGTAGTCAGTTTGTGTGGTTCGGGTGCTGACGGTTCCGTTCATCAGCAGTTCTTTAATACGGTCGTTGCACCAGATGGCAAATGCAGGACTTAGCCAGCGTGCAAATTCAAGGGCTACATCTTCGTGCATCCAGGTGCCTTTCCCTTTTTCGGTAGTACCTCCATTAATTGTTTTTACAAATTCACTGTCCGATTTTCGGATAGTGACTAATGTAGCTAAAAACTCTTTTGTTGAAGGAAGTTCTAACCATTTAGCCGGACGTTTCCCAAAAGGCTTTGCCATTTCAGTTGCATTAACCATTACACTACTTCCTTTCTGAAAGGAAATAGGACTTCCGTTGTACTGGAAGATTTGATTTGTGTAATTTTTGAGCATAACAATATATGTATAAAAAAGTGTTATCGCCTTTCCCGTTGCTCAACACATTACACAAATGCTGTATTCCCATTACAGGTTTACACGGGGGTACGATAACACCTAATATGTTAAAAGTGAGGTCACAAAAATAACCTGCACGATTTATGCAAGTTCACGACCTGCATTTGTGTATGTTGTATGTTGAGCATTGCAAATATACAACAAATATCACAAAAGCAAGCGGAAAGGGAGAAATAATCATTCCTCCCTTTTAATTTCTTGGCAAATGTAACAATTTTAATTTGATTATCACATTAAAATCGTACTTTTTCATTCTAAACTTTTATCATATCATTCCTTATGATTGTAAAAAGTCCATTCATCCTTACTTACATTATATGTATATGTCTTCTTTTCATTAAACATGTAAATCACATATTCGTTTGTACCATTAAAATAATGTATTGAAGCATAATCTTCTTTATCCCAATCATTATATAGATAAAAATATATATTTTTATCATCGCCTATATTATTATTTCTTTTTAAGCGTAAAATCTGCTCCTTAGTTAAATATTTATTTGTAAAAAATTTTACAGCTAAAGGCTTATCTACAGCTTTAATTACATTGACACTGTCTATACTGAAAAAATCACCTTGATGAATATTTTCTATAAAAAGAAATTTTTTAATTGGACTGTAAGTTGCATAACAATCTATTAATTTAGGATTTTCTATTTTTTTATCATAAAATTGTGCAAATGATATTCCTAAAGAATCCATTATGTCTATTAATAACAATGAATCTTTATCATGATAGCGTATATGCGTATAAATACTTCCTGAATATCCATCGCGCTCTAATACCTTAGAATGTATATTTTTGTTTGCGTTATTGTATTCTTTTCTATATTCATAAGGAACTATACAATCTGTAAGATAATCCGATGGTTGTTCAGAGTTTAAAACTTCATCTTTTAAAGTGGGAAGTATAAAGTACATTTCATAATCTTCTATATTGTAATATTTTGCAACCTTTTCTGCTATTCTCATTAATTCTTCTTTATCCCATCTTATATAGTTTATAAGATAAGCTTTTTTATTTTCAAAAATATTCCCATCCAGATCTTTTTCTTTTTCATTATTTAGTTTAACTAATTGTACTATCTTATTACCCTTGCTATCTGTAAGCGTATCATATTTCTTCTCACATGAAAAAAATATTAATGATATAAATAAAATTATATAGAAGTTTTTCATTTCTTTTTTTTCTTGTTTATAGCCTGTTATTATCATACTCAAAGTGCATCCGTTTCAGCACCGTTTCGCTCAGCGTGCCGTCTGCCATCTGTTCGTTACATTCTTCCGGAGAGAGGTTTATCCCTTTTCTTCGCATCCGGATGTAGAGGGCCAGCATCTTGTTTTCCGTTTCAATGAGATCAATGAGTGAGGTGTCGTGAAGGTCTATGTCTTTCCAGCTTGTCCCGTAAACGGAAAGGTCGAGAGGAACGCTCATGCGTGCTTTGGGTCTATCGGGATTCTCCACCGTGGCCTTTCCCATCCTATATTCCCACTCCTGCGCCAAACGGTCCTGATACATGAGTTCAAGCTGCGATAATCTGTCAAAATCCATGCTCAGTTCCTCGGAAGAGAATATTCCTTCTTCGGTGCTGTCGGGTATCCCACCCCAGCGGATATAAAGATAATTTGCCTTGCATAATTCAAACGGTGTGTATTGGCAGAACAGCTTCATGAGATAAAGAGAAACAGATGTGCTGACGGTTATTTCTATCTTTGCGCTGCCGGCCATGAAATCCATGTAAAACAAACTGGCTTTAAAATCAGGCTCTTCCATAAGGCTTTTTATCATCGCTGTTTCTTCACGTGCGATGTATCCGCATTTTACTCCGTCGGCTGTATAGGCTGCAATGGCGTTTCCGTCAAACTGGTTTTCGGGTTCGGGAATCAGTCTGACAGATTCTCTTCTGAACACCGTGTTTTCAAACTCTTCATATTGTTTTTCGTCCAGACAGTGTTTTATCCCGGTTATACGGCTCTGATAGTGTACGGTCTGAGGTACTGATGGTGAAGGCTCATACGTGAGTTGTGGAGATAAAGGCTCCACTGGTATTTTTCTTGTATCCATAACTGTTAAGTTTAAAGTTCACGGCGAAAATAACTTTATTTTTCATTTTTGACAAATAAATACAAAAAATCCCCTTCGCAAAACCATGCGGAGGGGAGTAAACGTCAGGCTTCGTATTCAGACATCACAGCGCAGAGCTCAAGCTGGCTCATGAATAGGCCGTAACGCTGCTGTATTTCCTGGAATAGCCGCTCGGAACAGTTTCGCTTGATACTGAGAAGAACGCTGGTGCCCAATAATCGTAGAAGGGCTTCCGTTACATGGTGTTCGCTCAGATAATCTTCGTATTCAATGTAAATTAATGTATTGCCATGAACGCTGAATGTGCGGATGCTGTGTGGCACGCTTTCAAAGTACAAGTCTATCACATGCTTGTACGTTTTAGTTTGAGGTTTCATTTTTATCCTCCTTTTTTGTTTTAAATAGTTGATTTATTTGTGTTCTTCCTTCGTGCGTATAAAGGCAGAGCGGCTGCATTTGCAAATTTATCAAATTTAAACAGATGTGCCCGACTTCGCAGCCGGGCACATCTGTCAATGCTTAAAAGCATACATTCCTGAAAACTCACTTCTTACCTTGTTCGAAAACATCGTAAACCACGGTGCCCGACTGGCAGAATCCTACCAGCCACGGTATGTATTCCACCCGGGGTTCGTCGTAAAACTCTTCATTCTCCAGGTCGAAGCGTATCTCACGGCGGAAGTTCACGCAGAAGTTGATGCGTTCTTCCGGCTGAAGCATGGGAAGGTCTATATATCCGCGATGATAGTTGATGAAAGCGCGGAGGGTGTCGAAGAATGCGGCATACTTCCGGTCTTCATCCTTGTAGAGCAGATGCACGGAGAGGTCGAGGGCCACGTAACACTCTTTCACGTCAATTCCAATCAGTTTCTCACGTATCATTTTATCTATGGTGTCAAACCGTGACAGGTATATGGCTGCGGCATTTTTCTTTTTCCTGCTGAAAAGTGCCTTGATAAGTCTGCGCATTTTCATGGCTGTATATATTAAAATTGTTGCATCACACGCAAAATTAGCTAAAATTCGGTGGAAAATATAAAATCATTGACGATTATAAATTATTTTCCTTATATTTGCATTGTGTTTTAAAATTCTCACTTCACCCCTGTCCGTCTTTCCCTGAAGCGGGCGGGGGTCATCGTTTCTATCAGGGCTATTCTTCTTCGCCCCATTCATCTTCTTCCTCTTCATCCTCGTCTGCCGGACGCTCCATCATACGGCGGGCAATGAGGGCTTTCATGCTCACCAGTCCGGTGCGCACTTCGGCTTCCTTGTCGTGCGTTTCTTCAGCAGTGCAGATTTCCTCGTCCACCTGCCAGCGCACGCAGAACAGGGCGGGGTGTCCGTCGTAGGCCGTCTGCATGGCGAATCCCCGGCGCTCCAGTTCCACCAGGTACGGAGGAAGAGGGTCGGGCATCTTCGGAATGGGCCATGCCTGGAAGTATTCACGGATGCGGCGCACGGTAAACACTTCGTCGGCATACTCCTCCCGCTCCACCGGCTTGTAGGTGTCGGTAAAGGCATCCACCAGCTGCATCAGCGCTTTGGGCGGCTGCAGGGCCGGGTCCTGATATTTCAGCTTCTTCTTACTCATTAATCATTCTTAATTCTTCATTCTTAATTCTTCATTAAGCCGACATCGGCATACCCACACCTATCATGCGGCCCGATCCGTAATAGCGCACACCGATAACCAGCGTGTCGAATGCGTCGCTCAGGTCGGTACGTGTACTCAATTCTGCCTCGATGTCGTCCACCTCCTTCGATACGCGGTTCTTCTCCTGACTCTTGTCTTTCTCAAAACCGTTGCGCCCTTCCTTCACACGTGCATTCTCCATGGAGGCAATCAGATACTCGTTGTTCTCCTTATTGATGCGAAGGAACGGGCGCTGCGTGCCGGCAAAACATCCGTTCAGGAACTCATACTTCTTGTTGTGGCTCATTGGCCGTCCCATGGATATTTCGGTGACGTTCCATCCGTGACTGCGAAGCACTTTCTTCACGATGTTGTAGAAACGGGTTTCTTCGTGGCGCTCACTGGCATAGGCTGCTCCCTGCTTGGCGGTGTCGTCGTAGTAGAAAATCACGTCGCGGCAGGTCAGGCGGTGCGGCTCGTAATACTTGCAGAACATTTTGCAAAGTCCCTCGATACGGGTGTTCTTTACGTTGGTCATGCTGTTGAGTATGCGCAGCACGCTGGTGTTGCTCCGGCTGTCGGTCTGCCCAATCACCAGACAGTTGATGTGTGCGTTGTAGTCGAAGGCGATGCGCAGCGGTTCGCCGGGCTTTATGTCGGTGTCCAGACAGCAGTCCTGTGCCTTTGAAAGCTCGTTCAGGTCGATGCTTTCCGACTCCACACGCAGGGTACGCCCGCCGCTGTATATCTGCGTAATGGTGCGTTTCTTATATTTCTGTGCGGCTTCCAGCTGCTCTTCGTCGTTACTGAGGTAACAGTGCACGTCGGGGTCGAAATTGGCATAATATCCGTCGTTTATTTCTTCCTTCTCGACGTTACGGATGGAGATGTCGAACATGGTGGGGGTAAGTTCCTTCTGCATGGTGCGGATGAACTGTTCGCCCAGAATGTCGATGTTTTCTATGCTTGAAAAGGAGAAGTAGATGCTGGCCTGGCAGCGCAGCTTATTAAGTTCACGCTGGTATTTGGGGGACTGCACGATTTCCGGGCAGATCTGTGCCTCACGTATCATCTCCGCAATCTTCCGGTTTATTTCCGGTGTCTGCTCTTCACGGCGCTTCCGGAGCCATGCCTGACGCTTTGTAAGCGGTGCATCGCTTACAAAGAATATACTCTTGTAATACGGATTCAGGTTTTCATCAAATCCGGGATGATTGGTGTTGATACCACGAAGCGTAGGAAGAATTTCGGCCTTAATCAGTCCCTCCGGCATAAAACGACACTCGTCGCCGATAATGGAGCACGAGTCCATACCGTTGGCAGCAGCCTTCACTCCGGTAGAAATCATGTAGTACACGAATCCGTTCCAGAAGTGGATGCAGTTTTCCCACACCTTCGGCTTTACGATGGGTTCCTTGAAATTGCATTTGGCCGGAGCGTGTCCACGAAAGAAATGGACTCCCTCTTTCAGTCCGGTCATTCGCTCCAGCGAGTAAAGCGTTTTAGGTACGGTCTTTGTGAAAAGCTGCTTGATACTGTTACCTAAGAAAAGTCCGGTTCCGCGCGGCATGGACTGGATGCAACCGGCCATTTCGGGCGTAATCAGTCCGTCGGTCTTACCTGTACCACGGCCTGCTTCTACGGTGGTATTCCGGCATCGGTAGTTGTACACCGCACGTTGGGCCGGATTCATGTAGATGTAGTTGGCCGCAGTTTCCTGCTCCTCCGCTTCCTGCATGCCCGACAATGCCGAGGCGTGACGCTGTGCCCGTCGGAGTGATTCCTCGCGGGCAGATTCATATTCGTTTCTCCGTGCCATGGTTTATTCCTCCTCTTCCGGTTGTGTAAAACCGTCCCGGTTTACTTCATCGTATTCCTCGTCCGGAGCGTTTTGTCCCTCGTTTACATATACGCCGTCGTCGTCTTCCACCATCTCCTGCCACTGGTCGAGCTTCACGCCGTATTTCTTTCTCAGGCGGCGCATTTCATCGCTGTCGTGCCCGGTTTTGTTCGGGAATTTCTTCTTCACATCCGATGTAATGACTACCGGCATACGTATCAGTTCGTCGCCCAGTTCCTCGGGTGTTTCCGGCTGATCCAGGCGGTCAATCTTGGTGAGCAGGCTTGCTCCGTTGTACACCGCTTTCATGTCGCCCGTATCGGCTCCGTTTCGCATCATCAGGTCGGCGGCGTGGCGCACCTTCATCGAGGAAATGTTTCGCTGTCCCTTGGCGTAGAACGACGAAATGAAGTCTATCACCTTCAGGTCGCCTCCCAACTGGCTGTACGTGCGTTTCCACCGGTTGATGATGTACTGACGCAGATTCATGAACGGGTCCTCCTCAAAGCGCTTGTACGCATCCAGGCAGACTTCCACCCGTTTTTTCTGCTCGTCGGTAAAGGCCATGTTCTGCCACGGCACACCCGTTTCAAAGTGCTTCCGCAGCAGGTCGTAGAATCGTTGTGCTATTTCGCTTGCCATAGTTTGTGTTTCCGTGTTTGTGCTTATAAATCAGGGGAAATGTTTAACTGATTTCCCCTGATTCTTTAGATTTGTATCATTGTAAAATCTCCCAGTCTTCTGCGAATACATCCGCTATGTAAGGATTCCATGAGTCAGCACGACCGGTATTCTCATTGTAAATAAGACACTGGCACGTGTAATCAATAAATCCTTTTCCTTTCAGGATGATGTCTTTGGCGGATTGAGGGAGTGATTGCATTTTCGGTATTACATCGTTCCCAATGTGTGAAGGTACCTGCTTGACGACAAACATACCTTTACCATTCCATCCTTTTCTGCGGATACAAAGGCCAAACTTTAAAGCTTCTATTGCTTCACCAAAACTGTATAAGGTATTACACTTCGTTTTGCTACCGTTTGCATATTCAATACGGTTATGTAAAGTCCCAAGATAGCTTCCCATAGCTTCTCTTTGAAGGTGCATAAGAAAAGCTGGATAATCTTCTTTGATTACCTCACGGAATTTTTCTGAATCTACGAATGAGCTACACTTTTCATACTTTTCTGATAGCTCTTCGTCTTCAATCATCATTCTGTCAATGAAAGTTTCAACACATTTGTACCTTTTCTCAAATTCCGCTTTTGGAATAAAACTGACGCATCCATTGGAATCTACTACCTTGTATCCTTCCACTCTCGGTTCCATCGTTTTGGGGATTGCATCCGTAGGAAGGTAAATATTACCACCTTTCAGAATAGCTTCTGTAGCCTGTACTTCTTCTGTTCTAATAAATTTCTTCATAATCTTCTTAATTTAATATTGTATTAATCTGAAAAACAACTATTTAACTTTTAATGTAAAAATAAGCACATCGAAACATGCTTATTTTTACATCATTCAATGAATATGTTCTTATGTACTTCTGCCCGAAAAATCATAAAACCTTTTTCGTATGCTCCTTCATCCGAAACATCTCCGCCACATTCTCATACTCTTCCGGAGAAGTGGTAAGTGTGAACATCTGCATGGAGTTGCTGCGCTGGGTGTTCAGGCTTCCCTGGATAACCAGTCTGTGCGATTTGCTCTTCACCGTGACGCAGCGGAAACCCACATTGTCCTCACACACCACCAGCCGGCCCGACTGGATAAAATCGCCCAACTGCGTGCGAATCTCCTGACGCTGGTTGAAGGTGGCTCCTGTGGATGCAGGCTGCGCTACCAGTATCATTTTGCTGACATCAGCAATATGGTTCGACGGATTTGTAGGATCGGGCTTCACACGCGAAAGAATACGACGGATGGTCTGTATGAGCTTTACATCGAGCCGCACAATGACAATGCCCATTTCACCACCGGAACAGTAACCGGACAGCGTGCCCAGGAGGTCGCACATGTCCCAGTCAGAAAAACTGAAGAAGTTGGCAGCCGTGTGCTTTTTGCTGCACTCGTCAATCATTCCTTCCAGCTGCTTGTGGTAGCAGCAGGGTTCAATTATTCTCATAACGCACCTCCTTTCATCTGACCTTCAGTTACACTTTCAGTAGGATCTACTTTCTTGCGTGCGGTTTCTGTAGTTTTTTTCGGTTCTTCCGCCGTTTTTGTACGGTTTTCCGTTGTTTCGGCACGCTTTTCCTCATTTTCTGTACGTTTTTCGGTATTTTCGGATCGTTTTTCTGCTTTTCCTTCCGATACCTTTGGCTCCTGATTTTCCGTGTCAGCAGGCTTTGTCTCTGCCTGTACGGATACAACCGGAGCGTTTACACCGGGAATGGAGATACCGGCTGCAGTAGCTACTTCTGCCGTTTTCTTAGGCAGGTTTTCTCCCCATTCCATCAGCTCCTCGATACGAAGGCGAAGCTGTTCCTTGTACTCCTCGGTAATCTTCACGTCGCTGCGGTTGATGTATTTCTTGTTTCCTTCCACGCGGGCCTTGCGGCATACTTCCTGCTGGCGTACATCCTTCATGGCTTCTATCTCGGCACGGGTAAAGTCGCCAGGACGTTTCATGCTGTCGGCTGTGGAAGTTTCCTGCTCGGTGTAGGTACCGTTCAGTGCTGCATCCACATTGGTCCAGAACGCGCGGATTTTCTGCTCGGATGCGATGGCTTTCTTGGCCATGTCCGCGCGTGCTTCGTCGCTTACGTTGGGATTTTCGGCCATTACTTCCAGCGTGCCGCGATACTCGGCCAGTTCCAGGTACATGGTGGAAAGTTCTTTTTCTCCCTTGTCGCGGAGAGATTTCGGCAGCTTATCTTTATAGAGGGCAAATTCTTTCGGTCTGCGACCGTCCACTTCCTGCTCTTCGTACTGGCGTGCGGTCATGTTTCCTTCTTCATCGGGCGCACCATCATCCGGAACAATCGCTTTGTAACGAACGGTTCCAACCGGACCGCGAGTGGCTTTCTTGGCCAGTCCGGATTTCTTCCGTACTTCCTGCAGGAACAGGTTCATCTTGTTGAGTGCACGGCGGGCTTCATAGCGCTGTACGTCGCGAAGGAAATCCTTTGCCCGCACAATGGCCGACACCAGACGGCATCCTTCGTCGAAATCCTTCACAGGCACCTTCATCCAGCATTCGGCCAGCGCCAGCAGTTCCGGAAAAGTTTCGTCCGTCCATCGTTTCACCCGGTCCAGATAATCTTTCTTTTCTTCCTCGTTCATGGTTCTGTAGTCTTTTAAGTATTCTTTTTCTGTAATCATAACCTTTGTTTTTCAATTACTTTACCCCAAAAGTAGGGAAAACCTATATGTCGTTGAAGGACATAAAAAAGTCCGGCACCGATTAGCAAGTGCCGGACTTTCATCCACTTTTTCGTTTGTTAGAATATGCAAATCAAACGGTTATCCTCCATCTTCTGAACTTGCCTCTGATTTCAGCGTCAATGTACCCGACCAGGTAGTCAGGGAGTAGCGGTTCGGGTTGCTGGTCACTGTTACCGCATGACCGCTGTCAGAATCCGGAGTGGTACCGCTATCGTAGTTGTTGTTCACTTCCGTACCAAAAGTAGGATCGTACACTACGTAATAACCTCCTGCAGGGTTTTCCGCAAAGAAAATAGCGTCACCACGGTTCTTCAGGATACGGAGCACATGGGCTGCGTTTTCCACGTCCTTGTCGATGGTAAACATCAGCTGTACGTTATAGCCCTTTGCACCTTCGTTACCAGTTGAAGAAATCTGACCGCTCTGTTTCTTGATACGGAACTTCCACGCTCCCTTACCAGGAGAAAAAGCAAAAGAAGCTTCAGTAAATGCAGCTTTAGATGCTTCATATACAGGCTTTGCCGTAAGGTCTTCCGGATAAGCGACATAAATCTGATTACCGATACCGGCAAACTGTTCATCGCAACCGGCAGCAGCCTGACCAATATCCATTAAGTCACATGATAATTCTGCCATAATTGTCTTATTTTGAAGTTTGTATAATCGTTATCCCAGTCCCGATTTGATAGTCAGAGTTCCGTCCCAGGTAGTCAGGGAGTATCTGTTCGGGTTGCTGGTAACAGTTACTGCATGACCGCTATCAGAATCCGGAGTAGTACCACTGTCGTAGTTGTTGTTAACTTCCGTACCGAAAGTAGGGTCGTACACTACGTAATAACCTCCTGACGGGTTTTCTGCAAAGAAAATAGCGTCACCACGGTTTTTCAGGATGCGGAGCACATGAGCTGCGTTTTCCACGTCCTTGTCTATGGTAAACATCAGCTGTACGTTGTATCCTTTTGCCCCTTCGTTACCAGTTGAAGAAATCTGTCCGCTCTGTTTCTTAATACGGAACTTCCAGGCTCCTTTACTGGCCTTGAAAGTAAATGCTCCTGAAGCAAAAGCCGCTTTTCTCTCATCGTATGTGGGAGGTGCTTTCAAATCTTCCGGATAGGCTACATATATCTGATTACCGATACCGGCAAACTGTTCTTCGCAACCGGCAGCAGCCTGACCAATATCCATTAAGTCGCATGATAATTCTGCCATAATTGTCTGGTTTTAAAAGTTTGTGTTTGTGTTGTGAAGGCTGCCAAACTTGGCAGCCTGTTTTATCTCAGCGGGCGGGTTATTATTCGCCTTCCGGTTCGAAGATGGCCTGAAGGTAGGTCGGGTATCCGTTGTAAACAATGTCACGCGGAGAGATTGTTGCACCGTCGCTCCATGCCTTGAACTTGTATCCAGATTCAGCAGCAGGAGTCAGTTTCACGGTTTCGTCCTTCGTATATACATCCTTTTGCGGAGACAGCGTTACCTTACCCCATTCTTCGTTGTTGGAAGTAACGGTCAGGGTATTCTTCTGGTAGTCACCGTTCAGCTGTTCAATCTGTTCGATAGTACCGTCGCTCACACAGAACTTGGATGGTGCGATGTCCAGAATACGTGCGCCTACGGTAGACTGTACCTGGAAAATCAGCACGTTCAAGTCGTTCGGGTCGTGACTCATCATCACCGAGTTCCAGTCGCTTGCACGGTCAAGACCGAACTGCAGGTTTTCAGGGAGAGTTGCAATCATACGATTACCCTTACCAATAATACCGTCGGTTACAATCTTGATGTTTTCCATTCCCACGAATGAGAATCCTTCACCGCCTGCACTTGTAGTCTGCAATCCGGTAAACTTACGCATGTAGCTGTGGGTAATGAGTCGCTTCTGCTTCGGCGACATGTAAACGATTACTTCCTGAGCGTTACGCAACAGCGGATGCCATCCTTCCACCCATTCTACAAATGCGTCGAAGTATTCTCCATCCTGAGTTTCAGGACCTTCGTTAATCGGGTCGCAAGCCACAAGGTTTCCTTCCTTGGAAGAAATCTTACCCTGATTAATAAGGTTGTTAATGATAGTCCAGTAACCGTTGTACAGACTGAGCGGGTCGTCTTCTCCCAATTCAATGTTACCGAAGAAAAGGTTGCTCAGGTTATCGCCGGCAAACTGCTTACCAATCTGACGAAGGATAAATTCTGTAACCGGTGCATTGTAGGTTCCGTTTGAACCCAGGATGCTGAACGGCTGTTTTTCGCGGAAGTTCTGAAGGTTTTCGTAGTAACGTGACCAAATCTGGTTCATCACCAGTTTGCTTTCGTCCATGAAACCAAGGGTTGACTTCAGCGTAGAACCTTCCTTGTAACGGCGGGCTTCACCACCCTTACGACGGAAAATGATTTGAGTCTGTGCGTATTCAATATCTTCGATAACCTTGATGCGAAGTTTGTTGAACACTGCCATGTTATCGAGAACCGGGCTTTCGATGATGTCCGGAGCAAGAATGTCTTTTACATGCGATACATTCTCTTCACTGAGTGCGTATAACTTTGTAGCCATATTGTTTGTGTCTGGTTTAGTTTTTGTGTCGTGTTCTTATCTCTTATCGTGCTTTGCTGATTTCAGCATCACGCTTGCGGCGGGCTTCAGCTTTTTCGCCCCAGCTCATGTTTTCACCGCATACGCTCTGCACATGGAACTGTCCGCTTTCCTGACCTCCGTTGTTGTCTTTCGGCGGGTCCTGCGGAGTAGGTTCCAGCTGTGCCGTTTCGCTCAGCTCCTTGATTTCCGCATCCTTCTGTTCGATGCTCTTCTGAGCTTCATTCAGCTTCGCTGTCAGTTCTTCCGATTCCTTCTTATGAGCGTCCTTCAATGAAGAAACCTCTTTTTCGTGTTCCGCTTTCAGGTTGGCCAGTGCTTCCGCATGGTCTTTCTTCATCTGTTCGATGGTTGCGTTAAGCTGTTCTACTTCCGTGAGTTTTGCAGCCAGCGTAGATTCCGTCTGTTTAGCTTTCATGACGAACTCTTCTACATTGTCCGCCATGGTTTCCACCATGTAGAAACCGCCGTTTTCTTCGACTACCAGGGAGTTTACCTTTGCAGCCGACTGAATAAATGGATAGCTTTTTGCCATAGTTGCTTGTTTTTGAGTTTGTGATTCTGTTTTATCTGATGCCGGCTGCTCCACAGAAGCCTGTTCCTGTGTTCCCGGCTGCTTTTCTTCCTTGATTCCTGCCGATTTGCTGTCTTCGCATGAGGCTCCGGACGAATTTCCTTTCTGACTCTGACTCACTCCGGCCAGCTGCTGCACGCGGTTCACGCAGAACTTGAAGTCGCCCTGACCGTCGACCATGGTACCCACCACATCGCCCGCATCAAAAGTTTTTCCGGTCAGCTGGTCGTCCGTCACTCTGGGACGGCGCTCGCGTACCATCTGCTGGAAATCGACACAAAGCCGGTTCAGCTCTTCCTTGATGCCGTCATAGTTCCCCTCGGCCGCGTCGCGGTACTCCTTGTTCTTATAAGGAGATCCGTCGGCGTAAATCTCGGCGTACCGTTCCTGAGTCACGGTGTTCACATCGCCGTCCTTGTTAGTGAGCATCGCGCACATAGTACCGATACATCCCACCGTGTCGTGCGGATTGGTGAAATACACTTCGTCGCACAGAGCCATCAGCGCATAACCGGCACTGCAGGACATCCCGTCGATGTGACCCACAATCTTCTTCCCTTTTGATCGGGCGTAGTTGAGGGCCATCTCATAGTCGTACTTCGCCATGCTGCTACCGCCCGGGCTGTCCATCTCGATAATAAATCCGATGGTATGCGCATCGTCAGAAGCACGCATGATGATGTCCTTGTGTTCCTTGCTTCCGTAGGAACACAGGTCGCCATTACGAAGAATGGGGCCCTGTACGTCGATAACCGAAATGATGCGGTCGTCTTCTTCCAAATCGTACCAGTAGGTTATGCGGTCGTAATTACCCACGTAGGTTTTCTCCGTAAACCCGTCGCGCGAAGAAAGGAAGTAAGGTCGGTCGGTCCGCTCGTCCGGCTTCTTGTAAGGACGGTGTGAGGCAATGTTGTCAAGAATCGTTCTCCGGTAAGCATGCAGAGACTCGGGGTAAAAGTCCCAGAATCGCGTAGACATGATTTCGTGAAATGCTCTTGTTGCCATTTTCGTTTGATAATTAATTGATTACATCACGAAATTACGCACGCGCGAAGCGGTAATGAAGGACACAAAAGAAAGATTAACCGCGTGAATCACAGATTTATCCGGATGGAAAGCCGGATTTTCTCCGCAAATAAAAACCTGCTAAGAATGAGCATGTTGTAAAACACACGGACTTCGCGCGAAAAAAAGAAATTTGCGGCGGACGCAAAGAAATTGAAGAATGTCACAAATACAATAATGAAGATTTACCTGCAGGACAAAAGAAAAACGCGCACAAAAAGAAAGGCCCAAAGAAAAAATGCCGCCCCACACACGTACGCAGGAACGGCATTCCAACGGAAAGAAAAAAGCAATATATATAATAAGGTGTAGATGTCAGACCACACGCTGTGCGCCGGTCACGTTGCGGATGGTGAGTGTGCACGAAATCACGCCGTCGCCTTCCTCATACTGAAATTCATAACCGTCGCTCACGGCACGCACAAACATTTCACCGTCGCCAAATGTTCTTACAATCAAATGGTTAGTGCTGTTTTTCAGCGTTTCAAGCTGTAAATAGGTTTCTTGCGTCACCCTCTCTACCTCCCAACTCACCGTCACTTCGTAAGAGTCGCCGGCCACGCTGGTTTCCGCGCTCTCCTTCAGGCTCCCCGATTTCGGTTTCATCTGAATGGAAATCTTACGGTCGCCCGACACAGAAAAATCAGGTTTGTCACTTTTCTTCTCAATATTGAACGGGCGGGAAAACGTAACCGCGTCGTCCGGATAAGCTTCAATGCTGCCTATCAACTCGTAATAATTCTCGCTGCAATTCATGATTTATGTGTTGTTTTGTGGTTGAAAATAAAGGGGGACAAACAGGGGGACAAAATCCCTTGTTTTTTAACTATTATTTCAGGTTATCCATGTATTAATTTCTTCTTATGTATAAGTTAATGCGGTGTCATTTAAGCTTTCAAGCCACTCTCTTTTTTTTTCAATCTCAGAATGGATGCGGTTTATCATTCGTTTGTAATATCTGATCATATTCTCATAATACTGCATAGGAATATTCATGGCTACCATAAAATCAGAAATTGCATTCTCACGTGTAGTACGCAATCCCTGAATTCGCGCAGAAGTAAAACATTCATCCACAAACTTCATACATTCCATCCAGAACTCACGCTTCACCAGTTTGTTGAACTCTACAAACCCGGTATTGCTTAGCTGCCAGTTATCTGAAGTCTTCACAATCAATCCACCCTTAAACACTCTTTCGGGTATCTGTACGGCAATATATTCCTGTTTTTCAGCGGTGTCCATTACACAAATACCACTTCTTTCAAATAAATCCGATGTGCCGTTATAGTTGAACATACGTTGTGAGCATGATCTTGGACTTATCCTTACCATACTGTAATTATTCACCAAATACTGCTCCATACACGTGTAAATAGGGCTCATAAATGGAATAATCAATACATCTTTACCATATCTGCTTTCCATGTATTTGCGGAGGTATATGCTAAGCTTGACATACATTACCGGAGGTGCAGATACATTCTTTTTTGTGCTGTGGCTTTTCATAAATATACGTAAATCAATTAATCAACAGCAAGTTACGGACGATTCAACACCAATCGGAATTTCATTCAACAAAAAAAGGTTAAGCGACTGGGGTCTTATTTTGCGTGTTTTTCACGATTTTGCAAAGCTGTGCAATTTTCTTGCAAAACACTTCTCAATACTTATTTATTTAATTATCAATTATTTATAGTGTATAATAAATAATAAATAAATAGTTATTGCCGATTGTTCATTGATTTTGAAGTGAAGAAAACGTATTTTTTCGGTAAAGAACAGATTTCAGGCTGTCCGGCTTTTTCTCTTATGTCCATTGCGTAGCTCTCTCTGTTACACGGTGAAGTTGGATATAAAGGAAGTAGAACGAAAGGGGAAAGGCGAGCTTTGTCGTCCCGCGTTCCGCAGGCCGACCTTTCCCTCCTTTCGTTCTTTCAGGTTTCCCTTCGGATTCCTTCCCCATTCGGACGCTCACAGGAAGAAATGATTCGACTGATGTACACCCTTCTCTACCCTACGAAAAATTTTTATTTTAAAGATTTTGTAAACTCGTTTTTCGTGAAAAATCGGCAAAATATCAAAAAGTACAATACTTTTAATTGATTATCAGATAGTTATTCATTGCAAAAATTTCGCCAACGCTTCGCAAGCTTTACAAAATTGCTTACAAATGATACTTAACTAACTGATTATCAAATTGCAAAATGTTTTGCAAAGGGTGTGTAAAACTTGTAATATTTGATACTGAATTGATTTTCTAAGCGATTTTCTCTTTGTGCCGGAACGATTTTCCCGAAAGTCTCGTGCCTACGCCACTCAAATGGCGTAACTACGCAGCAAAAGTGTCTATTAAGCGCGGCCACAGTGGCGATACTACGCCAGTTTGGAATTTATGTGACGAAATACGGCTTTTGTTGACAGAAAAAGGCGTAAAAGTGCTATTACATACACTTCTACGCCTCCTTAAAAATGAATCAGATTGTGATTAATTATCGTTTTAATTCGACCAGTAGATAAAACTTATTGTACAAGCTTCGTTTATGAAGGACTAAAAATCATCCTTCTTTCGTGTCTCCTTTCTTCTGGTTATATTCTTTGTTTATTGAGTCTTTGAAAAGTTCTGCTTCCTTTTCTTTCATGCGGCGTTTCATTTCTTCGAGTACAGCAGCTTCTACCAACTGCCGGTTTTTCTTGACGATGGAAGCCCGCTCATAATCTTCATCTTTCACAAACTGTTCGATTAGCCTGTTCTGTGCGTCGATGTAAACCGCGTCAATGGTGTGAGAGCTGTATTTTATGTAGTCGTCAATTTTGAGAACGGCGTGCTCCAGGTTGTCTATTTTCTTCTCGTTTCGGGTCATCCATCGCGATATGGACCGGTAAATCAGGAATAGCGCGGTGGAGTTAATGCAAACAAAAACGATGCTGATTATTAAGTCTGCGGTATTCATAATTAAAATTTGTTGTTCCCGTGCATGCGTGGACGGGTGAGGTTATACTTCATTTTTTGTTCGATGTGCCAGAGGAGGTCGAATCCTTTGATTTTGGACATGCAGGATATTTCCTCTAAAATTCCTATAAACAGATATGCAATAGGATATTTGTTTCTATACTTTGAGATAGTCTGTACTACATCATAACACCACTCGGTAAAAGTCTTTTTGCTTCTTTCCTGTATGTATTCTTTCCGATAATTGAAAGAAAATTGTATGTCTGAAAAATTTGTTTTCCTCAATCCTGCCAGGTCAAATATACGAATGCAGACATCGGCCAATTCGTCTTCCACACTGTCTTTTATATACGCTTCAAAATCTTCCTGAAATCTTCTTACTCGGGTTTCTTCGCTAAATGGGATATTGTTTCCTTGCCATTCATTAAACTTTGCCACATCGGACCGTTTACCTTTTCTTTCGGCCTGCACAGCTTCCATCAGCTCGCTAATGACCAGCAAAGGAAATGCTCGTCGCTCAAATCCTCGTCGTGCCATCCGTGTTCTACGGCGTTCTGGTAGGCTTCATCTCTCAGTTTGTTCAGGTTTATCGCTTCAATTGTTTCCATCTATTACGTCTCCTTTCTTTAGTTTTCTTGCTTCTTTTTCATTTCTATAATACAGCGTGATAACACATGGCCGGCCATTCTTTTCGGCCACAGCCTGCACCTCGTATTTATTGGTTCGTGCCCGGTAAAGTACGCTCACTATTCGTTTGATTGTGGTTGGCATAGGCTATTCTCTCCGTTAATTATTTTAATTGCTTCCTCTAAAGTAATTTTACCAAAAATGTAATCCATTTTTACCTCTTTTAATTTCTCCTCTAATGTCTTTTCGTAGGTTATACATTTATTTTTTTCTATATCTGTTACCTCCCCAGATATTTCTCTGGCTTTATGCAATAAGTAATTCTCCGATTCTAACCGTTGAAGTTCTGTTTCTTTATCGGAAAGGAACTTTTCTTCCACCATCCGGATGGCTGAAATCGCATCCTCCAGGGTGACGTATGCTGTATGGCCTTCGCGCCTGTGCAGCCGGCCTTGGTCATCCGTGAAATCTCCACTGGGGAGAAGGTAAAGATTTTCTCTCTCCCATCTTACCCGGCTTCTGCACCATACTTTCATGCGTCCCTTTAAAAATCGTATTGCGTCCATTTTACTCTTTTTTCTATTAGTTCCAACATACGGTTGATTTTCATCCTTTGGCAGAGCTGCCACCAGTGTAAATCACGTTTTTGCTTCTTTATCTGAAGGTAAACGTCTTTAAGCACTCTTTCATTTACCTTTAAATCGCTGTTCTCTTGCTCTTCTACATTTAACCTTGTTTCTAAATAATGAATGTAGTCGGTTAATGAATTGTGAAAGAACAGGATGTGAGGTACATTTACATATTCATTGTTACCGATGTGTTTATTATATATTTTCTCCCACCTACATTCTTTCCCATTTAAGGAAGTTTTCTCCCTACGTTTATTCATTCTGGTAAGGTCAGAAATCTTCTTTTCCATCCTTCTATATTCTGACAGAGGAATGATTATTTGTTTTTTATCTTCTTCCATAGGCTTTAGTCTTTAGATTTCCAATCATTGCATAAATAATGGCTGTACGCCGTGTCAGAATAGAGACTGCATTCACCCGAGTCTGAATCTTCCGATGGAAGGTAATGAAGGCACGTGCGGCATTCTCGTTCTTCCTTTTTGTAGACCTTGCAACCGGGCAGGAAGAAACCTGTATCTTCCCCATTGTATTCATTCCCTACCCTGAACCTGAGAGGACGGACAAACTCGCAAAGCTGACTGTTTGGCTTTTGCTTCTCCCCTTCTTTCAGCGGGCGGAAATGGATGCAGCCGTCGCAGAAATTCACGGTGCGTAGTTTTTCTTCCCTTGCAATGGGTTTCTTCCGGTTGAGCCAGTTGCTTGTGTCGTTTAACGGGCAGGCTCCGCAGTAGTAATCGTCTTTGTAGTAAAGACAATATCCTTCACAGAACACTCCTTTGATTTCTTTCAGCAGACTGGCCTTTATCTTTTCGACGTTAGCATTTGGCATGATTCTATTAGGTATTTGTCTATTTCAAACCGGAGATAAAAGAATACGGTCCATTCCGGATGTTCTATATGCTCGGCGTATTTTACATCATGGAATCCTTTTATATTCAGGTATCTTTTGAATATCTTGAATCCAGCTGACATTTCCTTGTATTCTATATTATAGTCATCCGGGCGCCATGGTGCGCACTGACTGAGTAACATCTCCCTATATTCTTTTGGACATTTCTTTATCTCTCTTATGGCTCCTTCCAGCAGTCGTTTTGCCACGATGTTGGTCTTTTTAATGCGAATAGATTTGAAATCTTCTGGTATGAATATCATGGTTCTTCCTCCACTTTTACAAACACTATATCCGTTTTATCTTCTCTGGCAGCATGGTAACAACTGCCAATAAATTCTTGTACAGCTGTACAATATTCCAACCCATTCAAAGCGCATTCTGTACAAGTTCCAATCTTTTCTTGTTTTACTACTTTAAGCTTTACAAGTCCACATTGAAAAACTTCTCCTATTTCAAATTCTTTCTTTGCCATAATTCAATCTATTATTCCTAATTTTGAAAGTAAATATCGAAATCTAAGTGTTGCTACTATCCCTGCTTGCTTTATATACTCGTCTTTTACGGAAAAAAGTTTATCATACAAACTCATGTAATCATCACTTTTATTTAGATCCATGCCGAAAACAAACATGTCCCACGCCTGCATATCCATTTCATTGCTCAGAATAATATCGCAGACTTTTTTATTGTTGCCGTTATTTAAGGCTTTAGCTAATTGTCCTTTTGTTTCCCATTTCATAATAAGTCCTCTATTTCAGGCGTTAAATCTTCAATGTAAGCAAATCTATTTGTCTTTTATATTAAAATGTTCAATAAGTTCCTGGACGGTGGCTTTGTGAGACCACATAGGGCTATTTATGACACATTCATCGTAACCTATAAATTTCATCCAATCCCCTCTCTTTAAGGTTAAAAAGGATTCTGCATCAAAAATGAACCATTGGCCATAATCTGTGTCGTCACGTAACGCTGCTATTGCCAAGAACAGGTTTTCATTGGTTCCGCAGTCAATAAATTTGATTTCATTTTGAAACATCTTGACATATTCGTGAATATATATCACAGCGTAAAATATTGGATTTCCACGAGGAGATTCCATCGCTACCAGCGTAGGAGCTTTCTCCAATAGTAGATTCATTGTCAATGGTATATATCCGAGTTCCTCCAGTTTCTTTCTTAGTTCCGGTGTGTTCTTCCGGATAAAACAAGGTTGTGTAAACATAGTCTATCTATCCTTTATGTTAAAATGTTCGATTAGTTCCTGTACAGTGGCTTTGTGGTATAAGATTGAAATGTCTTTCTCCTCATAAGATCCGGATTCATTTATCCAGGTATAAAATACAAACTTATTATCCACACATTGCAGCCAAACATTTTCATCATTTTCCACGAACCATTGTCCTCTATCCGTATCGTCACGTAAAGCTGCTATTGCCAGGAACAGGTCCTCGTTTGCACCGCAGTCAATACAGTGTGGATGATTGTCCGAGTCTGTAAAATGCCAGGTATCTCCTTCTAAAACGAGGTGATTCCCTTCTATATTGTTCCGGAAAACCATGTACATTGCAGTGTAGCCTAATGCTGCCACATTGAATGCCAATTCTTTTCTCGCATTCCTTATAAAACAAGGTTGTGTAAACATAAGCTGATTCTTATAAGTAGGTTAATGACTCTTTTATTCCGTCATTCAAAGCTTTCTCGAATGTGTCGGTATATCCGTCCATCTGCGATATGAGAGACAGATCCTCCATGTCGTACAGGCGGTAGTACCAGCCGTGTTTGTTGAGGTCGACAACGATGTGGATCTTTCCTTTTGTGCGGACCCATTTTTGCGCGGCGTATAGCGTGGGAGCCAGGTATTCACCCTGGTATCTTGTATATCTTAACAGATGACGGAACTTCCTCACGTGGAACGTTAATACGCTTAGCACCGACCGTCCTGTTTCATCCGTTATGTAACTGGCACGACAGTCTTCTCTATATCCTTTGTCCTGAAGAAGCTTTGCTACTTCAAAAGTGACAAAGTTTTCATTTTTCATATTTCGTTCTGTTGACATGGTGCTATGCTTTTGATGGTTTTAAAAAGTTTCTTGCAAATCCTAAATCCAGTCCTCTATCGTGGTAAAACTTCAATACTGCATCGTAGCTGTGCCGGGTATAGAAACCTATATCGTCAAGAGAATTGATTATTCCCAAAGCTGTGTATCTCCGGTAATCTTCAATCGTGAAGTAAGTGTTTGGAGAGTATTTGGAGCCACCGGAAAACTTAAAGTGAAGGATACCTTCATGCTCCTGTATCTGAACTACAGGCCAACGGTAACTGTCCTTAAATTTAGGAATATCCTTCCATTTAAGTTTTGACTTCCGGCTTTCGTGGATTCTAATTTTATTTTCCAAGACAAGTTATATTAAAATTGTTACCATTTGAACAATAACTGCACATTGATGTGAACGGAGAATAAACCCTTCCGCACTTTGGACATATCCAACCTTGCTGTCCAAATATCCCCGAATTTAATTTTGTTGAATTTTCCTTTTCCTCCCTTGCCATTTCTACAGCTTTTAAGGCAGTTTCTTCCGATACAATGTAACAAAGTTGTCCTCCAGGATAATCTTCACGTCTTTTTGATTTTATGTATTCTTCCGGTGTCATAATTATTGTATGTTAAGTAAAACCCATATTAAGCAGACAAACATAATGAAGGCGACAATCCCTGCACAAATGGCCGGGGTTAGCATTCTCTTCCACAATATATCTGCCTTGTGGCATCGTTCGTTGATATAATTGATTTTTGAAATGTGCTCACCAAACTGAAGCTCCATCATGTGACGTGCCCAGCCAGTAAGCATCTTATCAAATCTTTGTCTGGCTTCTTCTTTGATAGTGAACATCCCTGAAGGGTTTAGCAGGTATGAATGTGTCCTGAACTCAAATTCTTCTGAATCCAGAATGTCACGTCCACCGCTACTTCGTATCTCCATGGAGACTTTAAGCCATGGAATTGCTTTTGTTTCCCACATTTCGAGGGCACGTTTCTCTATTTCTTCTGCGTTGGCGTTGGCCAGCTCTTTCATCTTTTCGTACTCGTCTTTCGGTACGAATACGACTGCTTTCTTATCGTCGATATACATAGTTTATAAATCTTTTTTTAACACATCGCTTATAACTTTGAACAGATCTGTCCATAATGTAATTGGCAGCTCGCTAGTCTGTAGTTTACTCACAAATATCTTACCATCCCTTAGAGTAAAATCTCCTTCAATGTGAAGATGAACTGTTTTCTCTTGTTTTTCTGGTGCAGGAATATTCTCTTTTATATCAGGTAATGCTTTCTTCATAGTCGTATGTTTTTAGAATCCAATTTTACGTCCCCATCCAACAGTGAATTTATAAATAGGGCTGTCCATGCTAAAATACTCGGTTCCAGTAAACAACCATTTGATAGGTTGGATAACAAGTCTGACAAAAACAGCCCATATTATGTAGAATAATATTGTCATTCTGTATAATATATTTGATTTGCTATTCTTCCTATCCCTTGGAGCATACAGAAATGTTCTCCCGCGATTAACAAGTATTCTGTACTGGTCTTCCGTCAATTCAACTCCAAGCTGTGATAATTGTTTTTTTAACTGATGTGGGTATAATTCATCAAGATATTCTGTTTTCATGAGTCCCTAGTTTTAGATTATTCTTTATTTTCCTGGCTTTCTTCGATTATCCTTTCCACTTCCTGAATGTCGCAGGTGAATTTGTTATAAAAACTATCGTACTGGGAACATTCTTCGTCGACATACTCTATCCATGCCGTTTTGGTCTCAAGGTTGATAATTATCATCTGCCTGTTGCAGGAATCATCTTTCCCGGTCACCCTGCTTTTCAGCTGCTGAATGTCGAAATTGCAAAATATACGATGTAACTCCCCGTTATAATAATCGAATATCGGACCGGTGTAGATAATGTTTTTCGTTTTCATACCTGGGTATTTAAGCTCAATCATTGGTTTATGGTGGAATATCGGCCGTTTTATCTCGCTCCATGCAACTGGCCTTACATTGTAGGTCCATGTGCCGTCTGACATGATGAAGGAATTGGTGTATCTTCCGTCTTCCAGCATGACGTTCACGCATTGTCCTTTCGGAGGGAGTGAAGCTTGTACGCTTTTCCATTGATAGAAGTATGACGCATCCCATGAAGTCCACATTGCTTTTATTATATCGTCAATGGAGAAGTGTATATTTTCTTTGTTCCCTAAGTCCCTAATACGGTCGTTAAACAGCTGCGTGGCGCATTGGTGTATATATTCTTCCTTATCCATGGTTTACTTCAATTAGTTTAGGTTTCGGGAACCAGTAGTCACATTCATAATCTCCGTAGTCCTCAAAATGAAAATCGGGAGAAGTGGCTACTTTGTATTTCTCGTCTTCCTGGTAGATGTATCCGCTTACGAATGCTCCGTTTGACACCATATGGCAGATAACCTCCTCGTTCGGGTCAGGTTGCCGTTCTTTTACGTTTGTCAGAAGGCCGCCCATCAATGCGTCAAAGGCATCCCATCCAGAACAGAACCCCGCAAAATATTCATCAGCACTGCAGTTTTCATCACATTCAGATGCTCCACTATTCCCATCGCAATACATACATTTTTCTACAAAACGGCATCCGTATTTCTTCGTTTTACAAAGGAAAAAGGATTGTATGCTTTCCTTGGCTTTTTCTTCTTTCTCCATTTCTTTCATGCTTTTTTCTTCTTTGTTTTGAGTTTTGTGTACTCGGTCATTTCTTTGTCGAAGACAGACAGGAGTTTGGGCTTCTTTTCTTCCGGGATGTAGCCAGTATCAATCAGCTGCTGAATCAGTCTATCTGTTACCTCTCTGCTCTTCCTGACAGTCTTTTGCAGGCTTGACAGCGCCACTACCGACGAGGACGGGTGCATCTGGTCTGCTCTGTATAGCTTAATCATGTTGATTCTCTATTTTTATTACATTCAGTACATTCAGATACACTCGGAGCATAGGCCCTACCACATACCGAGCATACCCAGCCTTTTCACTCCTTATCGGTGATAACTTCATACTCTTTTAATTGCAATGCGGCTAAAGCTATATCGTATGTGACTATTTCTTCTTTCATGATATTATTTTTCTTTTAGCGTTTCATTCATTAGTCTTTCTGTCAATCCATATAGTTGTCCTGCAATAAACGATCTGGTTTGGGGAGAAGCTGTACTGATAAACTCCACCATGTCTTTATACATTGTTTTCCATTTTACCAGCCCGTTATTTGAAGATTCACTTTTCTCCGGTTCTTTTTTACGAAAAGCAACCCAGACATTGTAAGGGTTAGACCATTGATATGGGTCACAGTCTGCTTCCATCAATATTGCCTTTTCTGGGATTTTTACATAAACTCCAGGCTCTACTTCTGCTTCATAAACATTCTGATTACAAAACCAATAGGAACTATATATTTGTAATATTCTTAATGATATAGGCAGAAGGTCTTTTAACCACCATTGTTCGCGCGAAAATGTTTCACGCAAATCTTTCTCTTCTTTAATAGCTACATTATCACCTACACTGTATTTGGGATTCTGAGGGTGAGAAAAATCTCCGTATGGGTAATCAAGCAAGCACTCATGTACGCATACACTACTTCTTTCTTTCAAGTAATAATAGAACATTCCACCTACTTCTCTAAAGCCTGTTACTACAAAGTTTTTACCTAAATATTTCTTCAAAGGCTTATTGATTTCTACAGCGTAGCTTATTTCTTTTGCTTCTGCAAGGGTTTTTACTCTTACCCTTTCTCCTATTTTGAATTTCGGTTTTTTGTTTCCCATGATATTATTTTTATTTCATTGTCCATCTAATTTAGTGATAACATAATCGGCTTTGTTCCATCCTGTATAAAAGGAAACGGCTGCAATCCTGGCTTTTAAAACCTTTTCCGGGAACTCTTTATTCAACAGCTCTCCTTCCCGGTAGTATGCAACGTGTGAAGTTGCATACTACCGGGAAGGAACCGCTAATAGCCGGGTACTTTTCCAGGGCTTCTTCGATAAACTCTCCGACAGTATATTGCCTGTCAAAATCCACATATCCTCCAACATAGGGAGAAGCATGAGTGGGAAAGACTCTTATTAGTTCAAACATAGGCTATGTACTTTGATTTATGGTTTTATTCAACTATCAAGTGATTATGAATTTCCATAATTTTCAGAATCCGAACTTCGCACCTCGTAATTCCTAAATCTTTTGCGATGGCTCCTTTTGCCGCCTGGTAAAGCGTTGAATGTTCCGTCTGCTCTTCTTCTGTACGGACCGGAAAGAGGTATTCTTCACGGAATCTAACCGGAGGTGTACCGGCTTCAAAAATCACGGAAAAGTTTTTCTTCAACAGCATTTGTCATTCTCCTTTCAACTTCTTATCCAGCATAATCTGCAATGCTTCATCGCCGCGTCCCATCTTATTCATCATTTCGCCGACCTGCTTATCAAAATCGCTGCTTTGCAGGCTTACCAGAGCTATCATGGCGAGTGCCTGTATCTGGCTTGACTGAATGGCTGTTACTTCAATGACCTTTTCCAGCATACCTGCATCCGAGAATCCTCTTTCTTTCATCGAAAGAAGACCTTTTGCATTTTTCGTGCTGGACTCTATTGTCTGAAGTATGTATTTCAATACTCCTCTTTTATCTTTCAATAAATCTGCAATATCCATAAGCTTATCAAATTAGTTTTGGTTTATCTATCACTTTTCCTGTCAGTCCGTATCATCATATCTGAATTTGTTTGTGGCTTCCACCAGTCTAAATCGTTTGTTGTCGTATGAAGTACAACAGTATTCGGGAAACCAATCAGGCCCATCTTCTCCCCAGTAATACCCCATGGATTCGGTAACATTCTTGCTATCCGTTTCTACAGTAATACATATATCTCTGTTCACTATCCCACTCAGATATTCAATGGCATACCAAGGTTCCTCCCAAAACCAGCAAAAACCTATGGATGTTGATTTGCTAAACTTACTATGGTCTTTTTCATTCACCAGCAACTCTCCACGCATATACCTGTCGAACTCCTCTTGTGAGCAGAATCTGTGTAGTATCATAACTTGTTTGTTTAAGCGTTATTTATTTTCCATGCAGTTCCGAAAAGCTTTTCCATCCAAGCTCCGTAAATTTTGTAGAATATACTTCTCCACGAGGCATTATCGGATTCCAGTTCACATCACAGAATAGCCGGTAGTGGAGTACTCCAGCTTGCTTCCCCTCTTCTGAATATGGAGGCTCGCACCACAGCATACGCTTATTATATCCGAATATCCTGTCAAGAATATATTCCGCTTTCTTCCTGTTCCATCCCCCAGGAAATGAGATTGACAGGTGATAGCATCTTTCGTAATCCGGATTTTTCCACCATCCGCAGGTATGGGCTCCTTCATCACGTGTAAATATGATTATACAATCGTATCGTTCCAAAA